CCCATTGAATATTCTTCATCTTCATGATGCTCTTCATCTTCGTGATGTTCTTCATCTTCTTCAATATCTTCACCAGCATCACCGTCTATCTGTGCTAGGATTTGTCTTAAACATTCTACATGTTCAGGCTTTAATGTAACAGTGACTTCACTTTCAGTCATTTCTGTATCTGTATCAGCGGCAGAATCATCTGCTACATCTACCCCGAGAGCTTCTGCATCTTGGAGTTCTTGATCATTCATTACTTCTTCAAACAATTTGTCGAAAATAGATTTCATATAATTATTTATCGTAATCGAGGTTGTTTTTTCAATGCCCTCATCAATTTTTTCGTCGCTCAATGAGAATTTAACTATATCCTTGGAATCTTTATTGGATTTGCTCGATTTTTTTCTAGTATCTAATATATCTTCAATACCATCAGCATTTTCAGGTCCTGAATCGTTATGTTGAAACTTTTTATTAGCTTCATCATTTAGCTCTCTTGCACCAGGGCCAGACTTAACACCAATTTTAGCTGACTTTTTTTCTAAAATTACGGAATTTCTATATGTATCCCATATTTCGAGAAGATTATTCGATTTAGACATGTAAATATTTAATGCACCATGTTAAAGAATAACCAAAATTATTTAAATAATCCTAATCTACCTGCAGAAGGTGCTGTTCATGCATACGATGCTGAAAAAGTAAAAGAGCTTAAAAAATGTCAGCAAAATATATTACACTTTGCTGAGAACTACTTTTTTATACGTAACGTAGATGAAGGTAAAATAAAAATTAACCTACACAAATATCAAAAGAGAGTATTAAGAAAGTTAAGAGATAGCAGATTTTTTGTTTTATTATCAGGCAGACAAGTCGGAAAGAGTACGCTTATGACTATATATGCACTTTGGATAGCATGCTTTCAGGAGTGGCAAAATGTTCTAATAGTTGCTAATAAAGAGTCTACAGCTGTTGAAATTCTTAAAAGAATTAAACTTGCATATGAAGAATTACCTAATTGGTTAAAACCAGGTGTTAAAAAATGGGCAGAAACATCAGTTATATTTGAAAATGGATCTGAAGTTTTGATATCTACTACAACTAGTTCAGCTGCAAGAGGTATGGCTATTAATTGCCTAATTATTGATGAAGCAGGATTCATAGAACCTGCAAGTATGTTAGAAGCTTTTTGGAGATCTGTATTCCCTGTAGTATCTTCTTCTAAGAAAGCTAAGATTTTTATGGTATCTACACCTAATGGTACTGGTAATCTCTTCCATAAAACCTTTTCCGAAGCTGAAGCAGGTGTAAATGGATGGGATTTTGATAGAGTAGATTGGAAAGAAGTACCTGGAAGAGATGAAAGATGGAAGAGAGACCAAATATTAGCTATGGGTGATTATAATTCATATCTTCAAGAGTTTGAAGCAGTATTTCTTGACAGTGGTGATAGTACTATAAATGAAGAGTTATATGATAGATTAAAGTCTTTTGTAAGAGACCCAATTTATGTAATGGATGAAGGTTGTTATAAGATATTTGATGAACCAAAAGATAATAGATTATATGTAGCAGGTGTAGATGTTAGTGAAGGTGTTGGTGGAGATTACTCAGTTATTAATATATTTGATATAACTAACTTATTAGAAATCAAACAAGTAGCTTATTATGCTAATAATACTATAACACCACACATTTTTACTAAAAAACTCGATGAAATTTTAGCACAGTGGGGTAAACCTTTAGTATGTATTGAACGTAACAATCAAGGTGCACAAGTTGTAGATAACTTAAGAAATATATACATGTATGAAAATATAGTATCATGGGGTGCATCAGAAGCTGGTAGATCAAAGTCTCAATTAGGTATTATAAGTCATACAAATACTAAGCAAAAAGGTATAGGTAACATGAGATATTGGGTAAACACTTTAAGATGCGTAGAATTTAGAGATATAAACATAATTAAAGAACTTAAAGACTTTATTAGATATCCAAACGGTACATGGGCAGCTAAAAAAGGTGCAAATTATCATGATGACTTAGTGATGTCAATGGTTTGGGCTTTAGTTATATTAGAAGATACGTTAGTGCAAAAATATTTTGAAGTAACTCGTGTTGATGATAATAGACGACCACTTGAAATTAGAGCTCTAGATTATGGTATAAAATATAATGTAATACCAAATGGTATGTATAACGAAACAGATAATATAAATAGTGGTATGCCTACTATAATGGATGGAACGGCCAGCGATACACCAGATGACTTAAAATGGCTGCAATCTCAAGGATGGAAAAATTTATAATGGATACATTTCAACAATCACAATTAAACAAAAGTAGAGAAGATAAGTTTTTAATGGTATTAAGCCTACCACCTATATTAAAGAAGATTAATACATCTAGCTTAAGTGAAAGATCAAAGAGTATATTAAACCTAAATGCATTACAGTTTTCTATTTACGGTACTGTTATACCTACAGTTACAGTACCACCAGTAGTTGCTGGTTATGCAGGTCAAAATTATAAGTTATCATCACATAGTAGACCACCTTATGATGATATAACAATAAATTTTACTGTAGATAGTTTATTTACAAACTACTGGGTAATATATAAATGGTTAGATTTACTTAACGATGACTCTAAGTCTTATTATAATGCTGATGATTTAACGGGTAAAAATATACCTGCTAACTATCAATCAGACATCATAATTTACGCAAAAGATGAATTTGATAAGAATATTATAAAATTTACGTTTACTAAAGCATTTCCTACTGGATTAGGTGGTTTTAATTATTCTTATAGAGGTTCTGATGAGATAGGATCTAATGTGACTTTTGCATTTTCTCAATTCATTTCTGAACCTTTATAATCTTCATGCTTGATTTCAATAAATAATAATATATGAGAACTATTGAGTCCCCAGGTGTCCAAATTAATGAAATCGATCTATCACTTAGAGCTACAACTCCAGTGGGTACAAACGTACTCGTTACTGGCTTTGCTCAAAAAGGTCCTTCAGATGAAATAATTCAAGTCACCACCTTAAGTGAATTTCAGCAAATATATGGTATCCCACAAACTCCTGCAGAGAGATACTTCTATCACACAGCAGCACCACTATTTAATACAGCAGGTAAGATCTTTACTTATAGATTACCATACGGTGCTTCTTCAGGTAACGGGTTCGGTGCAGCATATGGTGCACTAGTTTACCCAGCATCTGCTGTAAGTATTAGAAGTGAAAATTTTAATACACCATTATCAACATATAGCCAACAATCATCAGGTGTACTATATGTAATAGGTAAACCAACACACTTTGAGTTAAGCCGTGATCAATATAATGATATACTACAGCAAAAAACATTCAGTTGGAAGAATGAGTTTACTAGCACATTTGCAACTAGTGCTGATTTAGGTAAAGCTGCAATAATTATACTAAACAAATCACAAACTACAATTGATAACCTCTATCAAGGTTACTATGTAGGTGTTGTTGATAATTCTAATCTTTCACCTGCTACTAACTTTGACGGTATTCTAAACGTAAGTTCTGTATCACAGTCTGCAAATCAAACAACAAACTATACATTAATACCTAATACCAGACTTGGATTTGTATTATCTGCTCAATCTGATGCTAATACAATATCATTTGGTCAAAATAATGATAGCATATCAGAAGTAATGGAAAACTTAAGTAAGTTTGACGTCTCAACTTCAGATTACGATGATACTTTAAGCTTAGGTCTATTTAAACTTAGACAATCTGTATTTGCTCCAGACACAATCACATTAGATTACGTTCTATCAGAACAGTATGTTGCATCTCTAGACTATTATAGACAAGTAAATTCACAAAATGGTGGTGCACCACTAAGCTTCTTCTTAGAAACATCAGAAGATCAATCACCTAACATAACTGTTCTTGTTAATGAAAATCTATCACACAAAAATGGTTCAACATGGTTAGGTTTAGATGGTCTACCAACTAATAAAGTAAGAATGACTTCTAGTAAGTTTGCAAATAGTTCATATTTTACAGTAGTATCAAGCAGATTTGGATGTACAAGTGCATCACAAGTATCTGCGATGAGTGCTACAATGTTCGCGTACTCTTCTGCACTTGGTAATGCTGATAGCTTATTTGCTGTAGGTTCTTTCCAAGATAGTAATCCAAAGACATCAGAATTAGGAGCAATTCCATCAAAAATTGATAGACTACTTGATGTAGTATCTAATGTTGAACTATTCAATATTGACCTCGTAGTTGACGGTGGTATGTCTACTATCAACGCAGTTAGTGAATATTTAGAAACTTCAAAAGGTACAAAATACTTTGATGATAATATAAATGTCGCAGCAATTTCAGGGCTATACGTTTCAGATCCTACAAAAGTAACAGATCTAAGTGCTGTAAAATTTAGAGATAACTGGAAGACAATATTTGATAGATTTGCTAACTTTGCACAATTTGCAAGACAAGATTGTTTCTTTATTGCTGATGCACCAAGACACATATTTGTTCAAGGTGCAAACTTTAAAGTATTAGAAGATTCAAATGCTAATTTCTCGCAAAATATGTTTAATCCATTGCGCAATATTGTAAGCGTTTGTAATACAAGTTACGCAACAATTTACGCTAACTGGGCTAAAGTATATGATACAGCTCTTGATGATCAAACATGGGTACCTTTCTCAGGTACAGCTGCATCTAATATGGTAAACACCGATACAAACTTCCAGCCATGGTTTGCACCAGCAGGCTTTACCAGAGGTTTAGTAGCAGGAGCAAATGATATTGCAATATATCCAACACAAAAACAAAGAGATCAATTATATAGAGTTTGTGTTAACCCAGTAGCATTCTTTCCAAATGAAGGTTTTGTAATATACGGTCAGAAAACACTACAAAAGAAGCCAAGCGCATTTGATAGAATTAATGTACGTAGATTATTCTTAAATCTCGAGAAATCAGTACGCGATACGGTTAAATTCTTCGTATTCGAGCCAAACACTCTTCTTACAAGAACAAGAGTTATTAATACACTAACACCTATATTTGAAAATGCTAAGAATACAGAAGGCGTTTATGATTATCTATTAGTATGTGATGAAAGAAATAACACACCTACAGTTATAGACAATAATGAGCTAGTTGTTGACATTTACTTAAAGCCAGTACGTGCTGCAGAGTTTATTTTAGTTAACTTCTACGCAACAAGAACAGATACCAACTTTCAAGAGTTAGTTGGATAATAAATAGGTAACCAAATAAAATAGAAAAAGAGCGTTAGCAATAACGCTCTTTTTTATTGATTATTTTATCAGTACTATACCAACACTATAGTAAAAGTAGTAGGTAAGGGTATGATCGCAAATAAATATTAATATGAGCATATCTACAGGGCAAACAATATACTTTGTTACAAAATTCAGTACAGAAGAAAAGTCTGGTATTTTAGAAGAACAAACATCTTTAGGTTTTAAGATTGGTGGAACATGGTACTCCGCAGGTGATATAACAATAAAAAGTATTCTTTTAGACAGCAAAATCAGCTCAAATAATAGTCAATTATTGTTTGGTTGAATAAATAATATTACATATGGCAGACGTAAAACAAACTATATCCGACTTTTACACGCAAGCCCAGGTTAAGGACTTCTCAAGAAATAACCTTTTTAGAGTATTAAATATTAACTTTGGTGATGGTAGCAGTACGGTAATCGGTGAAGGTGATTTAGTTTATTGCAGAACAGCCTCACTGCCTGCAAAATCTATAACAAATTTCCAGGCACCATACATGGGATTAAACTTTAACATACCTGGTGTGGTTCAATACCCTGGTAGCGAATCGTATTCAATGAACTTTTATTGCGATGCTGCACAAAAGCTGAGAGAAAAATTTTTAAGTGTTGTTAATGATACTTTTAATGATGCTAATTCAACAGGTAATTACTTTACACCTAAACAATCAGCAGTAATTGACTTGGTACAATTAGATAAACAACTTAATAAAATATCACAGTATCAACTCGTAGGTGTTAGTATTAGAGAAGTTGCAGCTTTAGATTATGATATGACTGCAACAGGTGAAATACAAAACTTTAATGTTAATGTAGCTTACCATTATTGGCGTAAGATAGGTTAATATACCTTTTAACAAAAAAGCCTTGCAAAATTTGCAAGGCTTTTTAATATCTATATGAAATTTAAAACATATTATAATATAGAGGAGCTTGTAAAAAAGTATAATGTAGACAAACATGAGCTACAGAAGGGTATTGAGGTTGAAAAAGAACATACAACTGATGAAAACGTAGCAACTAAAATTGCTTTAGATCATTTATCAGAAAATCCAAAATATTATACAAAACTCATAAAAGCAGGTTTGTAATTAAATATTAGTATGTCCGGTATCTTAAATGCTGCAGGTAATTTTGTAAGAGGTGCGTCTCAATTTGCTGGTGGTACACTAGCACAGCCCAATGTTCAACTTTTTGGTATGAACATACCTGGTATACCTTTAATTAGCTTTAGAGATTACTTTTTAACGACACTGCAGTCTTGGGTAGGTACAATACCTTTAAGAACACAATTTATAGCTATTTTTGATACCTTTCCCCCTGGACTTAACACATCAATGATGAGAAGTTTAGAGTTCGTAGATGGTGATAAAAAGAACTTTGATATCGATAGAGCTAAAAAAATATTAACATCTACACCGTTGCAAGGTGTAGTAGGTTGTATATTCTTACAGGGCGCTGATATACCTTCAGAAAATTTAGGTATAGAAACAGCAACTATTGATAATAATAGAGGATTTATACCTGGTAGTGTTCTAACTAATAGATCATCTTTTACTGATCAGCAATTAACTCTTCAGTTCATGGAAACAAACACATCTTTTACTGATTTAGTTATAAGACCATGGTTAATAATGGCTTCACATTATGGTTATGTTGCAAGAGATCCTAATGATAAAGAAGAAATAAGAAAAAACCCTAAGTGCAACATAACCATAATTCAATACTCTAAGTCTTACCAAAATTTATCAATGATACCAAGAAAAGTTTGGAGCTTTTATGACTGTGTACCGTTGAATCTTGCAACTAGAAACTTAAAATATGAAAATGAAGGTATGGATATTTACAATGTTACTTTTACGTACAGTAGATATGGATTAAAAGATACATTATATTTACCATTACCAGATATAATTGATGCTATATCAAATAGAGGTATTAAGGGTATCGTTCCACGTATATCACCTTTCCAGAAATAATGAATTTAACAACACATACACTAGTAAGACTAAATACTAGAGATAAGGATATAAGAATTAGAGAGTTAACATTTTTAGAGTATAAACAATTTTGCAAAAGTTTATACTCACATGATAGTTTATCAGAGCTTGTAAACCTATTTGATAAAATAATACAACAGACTACGGATATAGACTTTACACCAAATATTTTAGAAAAAATAGTATTAGTAATTTTCATACGTGAAATAACTTTAGGTAAACAAATTACACTTACATCTAATAATCATAGTACAACTCTTACAACTGATTTTATTTTAGATAAAATAAATAAAAAAGTAG